GACATGTGGGTCCGGGGGCCAGCGAGAACAGCAGCGAGGATATGGGCCCGGTGGTCGCGAACTGTCAGGCCGTCATTGCGCGGACAGGGGCGGCCGTGGTGCTCGTGCACCACAGCGGGAAAGACGCGAGCCGCGGGGCCCGCGGTTGGTCCGGAATCCGCGGCGCCCTTGACGCCGAAATCGAAATCACGCGGGAGGGGCAGACCCGGGAAATCCGCATCACCAAGCTCAAGGACGGCAGCGACGACGAGGCCCCCATGCCGTTTATGCTCGTGCCCGTCGAGGTGGGGCACGACGCCGACGGGGTGGTCGTGACCTCGTGCAAGGTCAAGCACGACGACCCGAGGCCCCGACCGGTCAAGGCCCGGCAGCCATCGGGCGACAAGCAAAAAATCGTGCTCCGCGTGCTCACGGACCTCGTCGGCGCTTCCGTGGTGGGTTCGGTGCTCGTCGAGGATGTCGTCGAGGCATCCGCCCCGGCCATCCCGAGGGAATCCACGAAAGAGGATCGGCGGAAGCGGGACGCCCGCCGGGCCCTGCTCGGGCTCGCGGCGGCGAACTTCTGCCAGATTTCGGGCGACGAGGTGACGTTGTGAATACGCATAAAATTGCAGATTCAGCTAACCGCCCAAGCGCCCATCACCGCCCATGGGCGCCCGTGGGCTTTTGGGCCTACGCCCATCCCGCCCACACCCCTATAAGGGGTGGGCGGTGGGCGGTCGACGGGCGGGCGGTTCGCGCAAATCTTGCGCGATCCGCCGGGGGTGGCCGATGAGGGCCCCCGACTGGGTTCGGGGCGCACTCGGGGCGTGGGCGCGGCAGTGGTGGCGCATCCACACGACCGACGCAAGCATCGCCGGCACGCTCGGCAAGATACGCACCGAGGCCGAGGGCGCGGCGCACAGCCGGGCAGGGCAGCACTTCGACGAGGTGTACACCGGGGACGCACTGGCCGTACGCCTCGCGCTGGACGGCGCCCCGTGGGCGGTGTGGCAAATCCTCGGGGCGACCTACCTGCCCCGGGGCGAGTACACGGCCGGCGAGCGCGCGAGGGCGCTCGGCATCAGCCGGGCGGAATACTTCGCCCGGCTCGACGCCGCGCACTGGTATCTGGTTGGGCGAATCGAGCGCGAAAACCCCGGAAGCACCGCGGAACCGTCTAGACGGCTCGGGGGCTAGGTTTCTCGGCGTTACCCTATTGCGTACACCCCCGAAAGTGTGCTCACATCACGCGCGAGCCTACAGGCTGGCCGTCGCTCCCCCTAAGAGACGACGCAACCACGCCAAAGCTCACCCCCGACGGCCGCGGCAACCCCGCGGCCGTTTTTATTTGTGCCTCGCGGAGCCGACACCATGCTCGTCGACACGATCTATGGCCCGATGGTTGCGTACGTGCTCGACAAGCGCGTCACCGATGAAACCAAGCCGAGCGACACCATGCCCGGGATCATCGAGCGGGTCGAGGCAACCGAGTATTGGCTCGGGGGCGAATGCGTGCACCGTTCGGCGCACGTCACCCTCACTCACGCGCCGGCTGGCGCAGACACCGGGAGTTTCTAAGCCATGGCCAACAGCGCAGGCGTGTGCATTTCGTTCAAGGCCGAAGTGATGATGGGCTACCACCAACTCGGGCAGCCCACGCTCGGCACGGCGCGCAGCACGACGACGCCGACCAATGACACCATCAAGTGCGCGCTGTACCTCGCGTCGGCGTCCATCACCCCGAGCACGACCGCGTACACCGCGACGGGCGAGGTGTCGGGCGGTTCGTATGCGGCCGGCGGCGTTACCGTCACGAACGCCAACCCGCCGGTCGTCAACAGCACGGCCGGATGCTGGACCCCAAGTGCGAGCATTGTGTTTCCGTCGGCGACGCTCGCGAGCTTCGATACGGCGTTGCTGTACAACTCGTCGCAGGGCAATCGCGCGATTGCGGTGTACACGTTCACCGCGCAGACCATCACCGCGGGTGTACTGACGCTCACGATGCCGGCCAACACCATCGGCAACGCACTGTTGCAGATTTCGTAAGGCGCGGCCGTGGCCGACAACACCACACTCAACAGCGGCACGGGCGGCGACACCGTCCGTGACATCGACCGCGCGGGCGTCAAAACCCAAGTCGTGCAACTCGACGCGGGTGGCGCGGCTGCGGAATCGTTGGTCAGCAGCACAAACCCGTTGCCGGTGCGGTTGAATGACGGCACCAACCTGCTCACGTTTGTGCAGGCCACGGTGGACGGTGAGGCCGGTACGGATTGGCAGGTTCCGACCGAGGCATACAACCGCGCGTGGAACGGCAGCGGGTGGGACCGGCTGCGCATGTTCGCAACCGGTGGCCTACAGATTGCGCCACAGCCCGCGCCAGCCGCGACGACGGGCGCAATCACGACGGCCGCAACGACGGTCGGCCCCGTCACGATGGCGCAGTACGACGGCGCGACCGTCGTCATCAGCGGCACCCACGCGGGCATCAACCTCACGTTTGAAGGCTCCAACGACAACACGGTGTGGTATCCCATCATGGGGGCGCAGACTGACACCGGGCTCGTTGCGGCCGGTGCCACGGGCGTCATCACATCGAACGCCACTCGCGCGTGGAACATCGACCCGGGCGAGGCGCTGTATATCCGCGTGCGCTCGACCGCGTGGACATCGGGCAGCGGTGCAATCAACATCCTCCTCGGCATGTTCGGCACCGATCCGGCGCCGTCCGCCATCGTGCACGGCCCGGTCGCGGCAGGCGCCGCGGCGGCCGGCAACCCGGTGCAGTTGGCCGGCCAATTCAACACGGCCCCGGCCACGGTCACGACGGGACAGGTTGCGCCACTGCTCACCGATGCGAACGGTCGATTGATTGTCGGCGGCGCTGCGGCATCGGCCGCGGCCATCGCGGGTAATCCGGTGCTGATGGGTGGCACGTTCACGACGACGCCGCCCACGGTTACGACCGGGCAGGCGGTGAACCTCCAGACCACGAACCGCGGCGAGCAACTCGTCGCGATCTCCTCGGGCGCGACGGCCGTGGCCGTCAAGGCCGCGAGCACGGCCGCAGCCGCAGCCGACCCGGCTCTCACTGTCGCACTGTCGCCGAACATGGCGCCGACGTTGAGTGCAGTGAACTCGGCCGCGACGACCAACGCCACGAGCGTCAAGGCGTCGGCCGGTACGGTGTTCTCGGTGTGTTGCAGCAACACGGGCGGCGCCGCGGCATTCGTGAAGCTGTACAACCTCGCGACGGCGCCGACCGTGGGCACGAGCGTGCCGGTGCTCACGATTTCGGTGCCCGCGAGCGGAACCGTTACTATTGATTTCGGCACGTTCGGCTCGCGCTTCGGCACGGGCATCGCGCTCGCCATCACCAACCTCGCGGCCGATACCGACACGACGGCCGTGGCCGCGGCGCAAGTCAAGGTGTTGACCAACTACGTGTAAAGGGCGGGCGCTGTGCTTCTAGCCCTTCAAAACCTCATCAACCTACGGGCCGCAGGTGGCGGCCCGGTTTCGATTGCTCTGACCGGCCGCTCGGCGGCGGCGACGGCTGGCACACTCACCACATCCAGCACCAGCGCAGTCGCACTCACCGGGCGGGCAGCGGCGGCCACTGGCGGCGTTGTCACGTCGTCGGTGGCCGCTACGGTCGCCCTTACCGGGCAGGCCGCAACATCGGCTGCGGGCCTCGTCACTACGTCGAGCACGTCGGCGATATTGCTGACAGGCGTGGCCGCGACGGCAGCCGCGGGCCTCGCCACAACGGCGAGCACAAGCACGCAGGCGCTCACAGGGCAGGCTGCGACCGCATCCGCGGGCCTCGTGACGCCGACGCAGGGCACCACAGTCGCCCTGACGGGACAGGCCGCCACAGCGTCGCAGGGCGCTGTAACGACATCGAGCACGAGCACACAGGCGCTTGCGGGGCAGGCTGCAACCGCAGCCGCGGGCCTCGTCACTACATCGAGCGCGGTGTCGTTGCTGCTCACCGGCCAAGCGGCCACGGCAGCCGCGGGCGCACTCACGCCGACGCAGGGCGCCACCGTGGCGCTCACGGGGCAGGCTGCGACAGCAGCCGCGGGCCTCGTTACCACGTCGAGCACAGGCACGCAGGCCCTCACGGGCCAAGCCGCAACCGCAAGCGTCGGCACGATTACGCCGACGCAGGGCACCACCATCGCGCTCACCGGGCAGGCCGCAACGGCCTCGGTGGGCGCTGTCGGCATTTCAGCGACGATGACGTTGGCCCTGACGGGCCAAGCCGCGATTGCGGCAGCCAATGCGCTCACGACAGCGAGCACAAGCTCGATTGCAGTGACAGGGCGCTCGGCAACGGCGAGCGTAGGCGTACTGACGCCGACGCAAGGCAATGTCGTCGCACTCACAGGCCAAGCGGCCACGGCGAGCACGGGAACGCTCGGCACGACGAGCACGGTGTCGCTTGCCCTCACCGGACAGGCTGCGGCAGCCGCAGCGGGGGCCGTAGCAACATCGAGCGCGATTTCGGTTGCGCTCACGGGCAAATCCGCAACGGCCTCGGTCGGTGCGGTCACACCAACGGTCGGAATCACCATCGCACTCACCGGGCAGGCTGCAAGCGCAGCGGTCGGTGCAATGGCTACGTCTCAAACGAGTTTTGTGGCGTTGCTCGGTGCTGCCGCAGCGGCATCGGGCGGCATCATCGTGCCTACGGGCGCGGACGTATCGGCGCATCCCGCGGCGCTTGCTCGCACGCTCACAGTGGCCGAGCAAAGCCGAATGATGCGCGCCGCAGGCGAACTGCGCGCGTTAGTGGCAAGCGAAAATAATAGGACGCTCACCCAATGACGCAGGAACTACTGCGCGACTCGTCGTTGCCGTATTTTGAATTTTTCATGCGGCCGGGCGACAAGCTCGACTATGCGTTTGAGTGGGCCAATTGGCTCGCATCACGCTGGCTGCCCTCATACGGCTTTGCAATCAATGCGACGATTCGCCCGCGCAAGTCTACGGGCTATCAGTACACAGTGACGACGCCCGGCCTTTCGGGAAACGTTGAGCCCACATGGCCCACGACGCTCGGCGCGACCGTCACCGATGGCTCGGTTGTGTGGACGTGCGAGGCCGTTGACACGCAAAGCCTCGCGACGACGATTTCGACGGCCCTATGGTCGGCCGATTCGCCGTTGACGATTGCATCGAGCATTCTCACGGGCACGAATTCGACCGCGTACGTGAATGTGCCGAGCAATGCGTCGGACGGCGATTACTACGTGCGCAACGACATCACGCTCGCCAATGGCCTCACCAAAGAGGGTGTATTGCTCATCAAGGTGCGCGCCAAGCAAATTTAAAATGGCATACGTTAGCGTCCATGGCGACATACACAAGGCGCTTTATAAATTGGCCATGACGAAGGCCGAAGCGCGCAAAGCAATCGTGCGAGCGCTGAATCGCACAGCGGACAGCACAAAGGTCGAAGCCGCTAGGCAGATCAAAGCATCGGGCTTCGGTGTGAAGGTGGCGACAATCAAAAAGTCGCTCAGTGTACGCAAGGCTGTAGGCGACATACTGCAAGCCGAAGTGCACAGCAGAGGTCGACCGATTCCACTGATTGAGTTCAATGCGAGGCAGACTAAAAAGGGCGTCACAGCAAACGTCAAAAGAGGGCGCAAGCTGTGGCCGGGTGCGTTTATCGCGACCATGTCCACGGGACATACGGGCGTGTTTACTCACAAGCCCGGAATGCAGACAGGCAAGCGTGGAAAGCCGATCCACAACCGCACGATCCGCGAGGAGTTCGGGCCGGGTGTGCCATCGCAGTTTGGCAATACAAAGATCATGGCAGGGCTCAAAGAGTTTGCACGCGATGAGTTCATCAAGCGTGCAGCGCATGAGTTCAAGCGCCTGCAAGGCATTGCATAGTAGTGTGATGAGGTTCGCTCTTATGCAATTGCGGGCCAGAAAAAATGCACGCATTGCGTGGGCCCTACCTTCGCGGGTCCTTCTACGCGTAGTGAAACCGGGAGGCCAAGACCG